ACGGATCAGGATACTATTATAATACAGTGGACTGACTATCACAGATTTGATCAACATATCAAAGATCTATTTCCGGAAAGCAGTTGGCGTTTGGGCGGAAGTCTACATGTTAAGTCTACCGAAATTGAATATATCAGAGACACATGGCACGAAGGCAGTTATATCTATGAAAGCCTTAATACTATACATCTCACAAGGACATTACTGAAAAGTCTGCCTTGTAAATTTTATATGGTATCTAGGACAGATATGGGAGTAGATCTAAGTCTCCACCCAGAGCTAGATTTCTACCAACCTGTGCTAGATTACCCAGAGTGGACTGGAGAACCGATCCAACTATTTGTTGACGAATTAGGGTATAAAGGAAAGTCTATGATGATTAAGGATGCTGCCATGTTTGGTATTCCTATCAGCCGCCCTGTACTAGATCTACATCCCCTACCCAGCCACTACCTCTTGTGGTTACAGCAGACATTTCCTGTGGAGCAATTTGATTTAGAATTTGTAGAACATTCTGATAAGGTCTTAACAGAGATCAACCACTATGATCAGTTTGATCGTAGCTATGAAAAATCTATGGACTGGGGGATAAAAGATCGTTATGTCAAAGGGTATTAAAACACACAGTTAGTTTATCAACTAGATCGCTCATCATAGCGTCTGTATGATAAGGTGTAGGAGCAAATCTTAATCTTTCTGTGCCTACTGGCACTGTAGGATAGTTAATAGCTTGAACATAGATATTATATTCGTTTAACAGCACATCGGATATCTTCTTACAGCGAAACGCATCACCAACTAGTACAGGAACAATGTGTGTTTCACTGTCCATAACAGGAAGACTGTTATCTCTCAACATCTGTTTTAATCTAGCCGCACGTTCCTGATGTTGAATTCTAAGCTCATTGTGTTGTTTTAGATATTTGACAGCAGCCAACGCACCAGCACAGGTTACAGGCGACATTGAAGTGGTAAAGATAAATCCGCTGGCAATAGATCTGACAGCATCTATTATTATTTTATCAGCAGCTATGTAACCGCCTTGAACTCCATAGGCTTTTCCTAGCGTACCGTTGACTATATCAACGTCTTTTTCTAATCCTAATCGTTCAATAATGCCAGCACCATGCTCGCCGTAGAGACCAACAGCATGTACTTCATCTACGTAAACTATGGAAGCATACAACCTAGACAATTTAACAATTTCCTCTAACTTTGAAATGTCGCCATCCATTGAGTAAACTGATTCTAATACCACACAGGGTACTGATTTTCTAGATGTTACATCTTCTAGTTTTGATCTAAGGTCGCTGAGATCGTTGTGTTTAAAAACATGTTTAGGAGCACGACTATGACGCATACCCTCTATAAGACTAGCATGGTTCTTAGAATCTGATACAAATTCTATGTTTGGAATTATTTTAGCCAAAGCTATCAAAGTCCATTCATTGGCTACATAGGCAGAGCTGAATAATAGGGCTCCTGACTTATCATGTAGGGTGGCTAGTTCGTGTTCTAGAGCAACATGGTAATGACTGGTACCTGCTATGTTTCTGGTACCCCCTGAGCCTGCTCCTGTTTGATCTAATGCTGTACGCATAGCGTCTAGGACAACTTTGTGCTGTCCCATGCCTAGATAATCGTTTGAACACCAATTAACTATCTTCTTGATGTTATATGGCCCATACCATATAGCATAGGGATAATCCCCGGCTTCCCGCAGGATATCATTAAAAACCCTATATTTTCCCTCGGCTTTTAACTGGTCTATTAATCGTTGAAATGGTTCTTTGTTAATCATAGTTGTCCGATAAATACTGTGTATTACTCTATATTTAAGGTTTAAAAAAATGGATATAATCAAAGTTGACGTCCCTACCTTTCTTCGATTGCTGGAATTAGCACGTGAAGAAATCAAACAGGACACTGATTTACATGATGTTGCTGAAAAAGTTGCTGAACTTAGTAGAGATCATGTAGTTACAATGGCCGATTATAATAATATCATTGAATTCATGAAGCAGCAGGGTAGCACTGACGAGCTAGATAGAATTAGAACATTGGGCGGACTATAATGACAAAACAAACAATCAACATAGGTACTTCAGTTAACAAAGGTGACGGCGATCCGCTACGTACGGCTTTTACAAAAATAAACGAAAACTTTACAGAACTTTACAATTCTACAGGCGGTCTTGATCTATCAAACATTACAGAAAGCATTATTCCTAGCGTAGATAACTCCTACGATCTAGGATCTCCTACAAGACAATGGCGTCACGTTTATACTGCCGGCGGCAGTATCTACTTAGATGATATTAAACTTACCAACGTTGGCGGTAAGTTTGTTGCTACAAAAGTTATTAATCCTGGTGAAGAAAACGAAGCAGAAGATCCAGAAGATAGTGATGCCAGCAGCGAAATAGGTGGTGCTGCTAATTTAGGTAATTTGAAGATTGAAAGTAGCACGTTAGGAACACAAGGAGCAGACAGCAATAGTTGGGGCAACCATAATCTTTATCTCGATCCAGGCGGTGAAAGTAATGCCTATATCAGTATCCCTAGTGTAGCACAACAAGAAAGCGGTGCTGCTTTACAGATTTACAACAAAGGTGACGCCAGCAGTATTGTACAGGTGTTTGGTCGCGGTGGTGTTCAAGTTGTTACTAACACTGGAGAAGGCGAAGAAATTTTTGAATTCCGTGACGACGGTAAACTACAACTACCACCAGGTGGAGACATTTTAGACAGCACTGGAGCAAGTGTATTAGGCGGTGGTTCAGCGAACGGCCTAACCAGCAACGACGACATCAATATCACCATCAACAATGACGATAGTAGTAGTTACACATGGAATTACGGTAACACTGGTACTTTAACTCTGCCAAATGGACAGCAAATTGATGCTGAAGATCCTAATCTGTTACAAATAGGCTCAGACGATGCTGGTGTAAGATTAAACAGACTAAATCAATCTACTCTTCTCATAGCAAAGAAGTCATTTAATAGAAACTTTGGTGATGGTGGGGATTGGACTATTACTGCCACTGCGGGTCCGCCACACATAGTAACAGTGACATTTAGTCCCAACGTAGGCTTATATTTTAGACAGTTGTTAGAGCGACTACAAATTAAATTAAATTTTGGAGGCACTGATTTCATCTATGACTACAGCAATGTTCATATCAATCTCAATCCCGAAGATCAAGCAGTAGTGGCTAATATAACTTCAGTATCAGAAACCAACTACGATCCATTGACCTACGAAATAACCATAGATGAAGATCCTACAGCAGTGGTAGGTGTCCTTACAGACATTACCATATCCTACGACTATAACAACACCGTTGGGTTAGATGTAGAAGAAGATCGCTTTGGTATAGCCACTGACAATGATGACATTGATATACGCTCAGGTAGAGATATCGATCTTATCGCAGCAGATGATATTTTTATTCAAGCTGGTAGCCTTTTAGAAATAACACTTAATCGGAATGACGGTCAAGAGGATACTGACGGCATAGAGATTAGCACAAACACGGGAGCTTCTAATAATGTTTGGAGATTTGGATTTGACGGCGATTTAGATTTACCGCAAGATGGTGGCATAGTATTTGACCGCAACAACACAACAATCCGTGTGGGCATGGGATTCCACATTGCCAGCGGTGAAGGTATCAGTCTTGATGCTATTGATCAAACTGCTATACTAACTCTAAGTGGTGCTGGTAATGGTCCAGTAAATCAAACCTATAACAAAACTAACGATACACTTTATACAGGTAATGACAACAGTAGTGTTACTGTGGAAAATCTAGGCGGCACTTGGTTTGTATTCATAGATGGTGATGCCAAATACACCAGCAATGATCTCATCGGGTGGGCTCTAAGTACTGGACCTGGACCTGTGCCAGTTGGAGTATTTTCAAATGGCTATAAAATTTGGGGATTTTCTCCAACTGGTAATTTAACATTACCTAACGGTGCTGTGATCCGCACAGATGGCACTAATACAGAAGTCGGAGGTATGACCAACTTTAATGTTGAAGCCGCAGGTGTTGTCAATATCTATACAGACACTAACGGTGAAACACCTTATCAGTGGCAGTTTGGTGATGATGGTAACCTAACTCTACCAGCAGGTGGAGACATTCTTGACAGCACAGGAAATAGTGTTTTAGGTGGTGGCGGTAACACAGGCAATGTCACATTCAGCGATCAAATTGTCATGGGCACTGGGACCAATGACGGCGGCGGCGGATTGTATCTAGCCCCTGGACCTAACAGTATTGCTGACAGCGCAGTACAATACTTGAGAGTGCGCGGCGGCGATTTTCCAACTCACATACATCTTGACACTGGCAACAATGCTTATTATGACCAATACTTTGGTGCCGACTCAAAATATGTAAAGTTAGAAGCCAGCGGCAACATAGTGATCAACGCCGATGATGGTGCGAATGGTGCAACTTGGACCTTTGATACAAATGGTGACCTAACAGTTCCTGGCGGGATTAAATCTTCTATCAGCAATAACTTAGCTATAGAAACAGAAAGTTTACCAACTAATCCTCCTACTACCATCGTTATCAGTGGTGCTGATTTTACTTCTGTAAATTTAACCTACACTAAAGACGGAGCCAATTCACTTTGGTATCCGGCCGGTTATAACCCTGCTACTGATCCTTACATAGAGTTTACTGGTGGACAGTATGGAATTTTTGTTCCAGGATTTAATCAAGCACTTTATGTCAACACTGGAACTTTAAATATACCATTAGTACAGTGGAACACTAATCCTCCATTAGGTAGCGTGGCTCCTACGGGTGTATACACTTACTCTGGTACCTACACTCGTGCTTGGACATTTGGCACGAATGGCAATTTAACTATTCCCGGCGGCATTTCGTCCATAGATCATCTTAATTTAGACGCAGATTACGACGGCGGCTATAGTGTATACATTGGTAGCAATCATCCCACAGCAGGAATGCTTGGGGGTGTAGTATTAGGTGACACTAGAGGTGGGTTTGTACAAGTTATTTCACAAAAATTAATTGTCGGCGAAACTGCTGTACCTACACATAGTACAGGTGCTGTAGGTGACGTCGAAGGGCAAGTAGCATTTGATAGCAACTATATCTATTACTGTACTGCTAACTACGGACAAGTTGGACATCAGGTCACAGGATCGGACTACCTTGGAAGAGCATCACTCAACACCAACGCATTTCAACTGACCAAAACTGCTGATACTTTACAAATCACCGTGGGTGATATTATCTCTGACAGTGACGGCGGAGCGACCAGCACAGTGGTCACTGTGTCCAGCGACGAAAACTATACCTATGTAGGCACAGGCGGTTTGGCCTATGCTGGAGTATTTCCTTTTACTTTTACTAGCACTGATTATGTGTCTGGTGGCAATATATGGAAGCGTGTGGCCTGGAGTGGAGACACTTGGTAAACTAAAGAGTAAATATCACTATGAGAGCAACTGAAATTATTAGAAATCTACTGGATATCATAGATGGTATCGATCAGGAAGAAGACAAAGGAATTGAAGCCAATGTAGAAATACAGGGCGGAACCGATGAGCTACGACGTTTTAAACACATTGTAGATCTAACACAAGACGACGGCAGCGGTTGGGCTAATTCCCCAAACGAAAAAGTCACAGATATCGACAGTGTCACAGTAGATGCTGGTGGTGGTGTCAACGGACCAAAACATCCTGATGATCTTAGAGGTAACTCTGTAAGCATCTATAGGAAATAATCATGGCCAATATCACAGTAAAATATATAGGATTAATAGGAACTAGAGATCAAATCACTGTTTCAGATGCTATAACTATTGATGATCTAATCACTGCTATTGCAACAGATGAGGGATTACCTACTGAATACTATACAATTAGTTTATTAGATAAACCTTCAGTAACCGATATCACATACGGCGACAGTTCGACTACATTAGTACCTTTGGGAATTGTCAATAACAGTGTGATACTTTGTACTACTAATCAGTCAGGTACTAAACAAGAACGACAGATACAGAAATTAGAAATAGCACAGTTAAAAAGACAGGCAGGCGGCAACACTACAGCAAACTACTACAGAGAAAATAATACCTACGACATAGACAATCTTCCCACAAAGTATTCAGGCAATTCAATAGTTGACAATCCTAACGTTGGAGGATTAATCCAGGGACGTCCCTGGATTAACGTTGCAGGT